CAGCACATGGAACAAGATTGTCGAAGGCGTCCTGACTGGCTTCTCGATTGGCGGCGAATATGTCAAGCAGTGGAAGGATACCACGAACGCGGCGATGACGCGGTTCACGGCGAATCCTGCTGAAATATCCGTGGTTGACAACCCATGCTACGGCCCCGCAACTTTCCAATACCACAAAGCCGATGGCACGAACGAAACGCGTGCGCTGAGGTCGGTTGCACCTGATCCAAAAGAAACGGCGAAAGTTCTGAAGCAAGTCTGGGCTGCGACGGACGGCAAGACGTTCGAGGTGAAGAGGGACGCCGTACAGTATCAAGCGCAAATTGACGCAGAAGCCGCAATGTCGCCGCTTGAGAAGAAAGCTCTCGACGCAGCCAAGGCCATCAATGACATGCTCGATCAGCGCGAGCCGATGTATTGGGAAGCTGATGATCTCGCGAAAAAAGAATTCAGCGAGGCCAAGCGCAAAGAGATGGCCGAGGCAGGGACGGCGATGAAAGACGGTTCGTTCCCAATCGAATCCGCCAAAGACGTCGAGAATGCCGTCAAGGATTGGGGCCGCACAGGCAGCAAGCCAGAGGTGAAATCGCACATCATGAGCCGTGCCAAAGCCATCGGCGCCGAGGATTCTCTGCCTGACGATTGGAAAGAGAAGAAAGAGGAAAAAGCTGCAGCTATCGCAGCGCTCCATAAATCGTGTGGCGAAGTGTTCGATGCCTCTGCAGCTATGGACGCCCTTCGCCAACTTGTCTTCGTTCTAATCGGTGAGGAAGCAGAAGTTAAACGCGGTGACAGCGAGGAACAGGCGCAGGTCACAATGCTTGAGGAAGCCATCGATAAGATAAAAGAATTTATCGCTTCAGAAATTCAAGAAAAAGATGACGACGATGAAGTTATAATCATGACACCAATGTTCATGGCTCTTGCGGCAGAAGGCGGCTTAAACGTCGACGAGCTTCAAAAGAATGAGACTTTGATGAAGGCTTTGAATAAAGCCGGACGTCGCCACAGCGCCGCCGATGCTAGCAAGCTCGCCGAAATGAAGGATCATGTCGAGGACATGGGCGATCACATGGACAAACTGCGCAAGGCGCACGGCGCCATGATGGAAACGCACGAGGAAATGGGCAAGACCAGCCATGCCGAGCTTCACGAAAAGATGGGTGCGCATCTGAAGAAGATGGGCAAATGCATGGATAAGGCCGATGGCACAATGGGCGGCATGGAAGAATGCATGAAGGGGCTTGGCGTCGGCGCAGAGGGTGCGGGTGGCCAAGAAGGATCACCGTCTGAAGAAATGGCGCCGAAAATGGCGAAGCTCGAAGCCGAAAACGGCTCGCTTACGAAGTCACTCACCATAATCACCGAGGCGATGGAGACGTTGCAAAAACGCCTTCACAACCTCGAACAGCAACCAAAAGAAGGCGGCAATAAACCAGCCGTATTCTTCGTGGCAAAGGGCAACGAGGTGCGCATAGAAGACCACTCGGGAGACGCACCCGTCGATGCACCTAAAGAAAATGTCTTTGGCACTGGGCTTTCACCGAACGATGCCCGGCGCCTCTCACATATCAACCAACGGAGATAACCCATGCCTATGATCAAAGGGGCGCAGCCCTCAAACATTCAAGAACTTGAGAAATCAATCCTTGGCCTTCGAGACGGGTTCAAACTCGTCCCCGACCAAACGCAGGATGGCACGTTCCATGTTGCTGAAACGCGCGAGCATCGCAAGATGCGTTACGCGATCATGACGGAATGCCTCAAACATCGCATTCCTGCATCTGATTTGATCGGTACGCAGGGTTATAATGACCTCAAGAAATCATCGATCAATATCGGCAGCAACATCTATGGTTACGATCTCCGTGCGCCTTCCTTGCACCTGATCCCATACCTGACACCGATCCGCGACAGTATGCCGCGTGTGCATCACACTCAGCCTGGCCCATCCGCTCACTGGAAAGTCATTCAGCCATCGACCTTTTCGACGGGCGGATTCCAGGCTGATCCGTGGATCAATGAAGGACAGCGTGCGCCGCTAGTCACGATCTCGGCTCTGAACAAGACAGCCACGTATGCCACCATCGGCACCGACGGATCAGATACCTACGAAGCGCAAAGCGGTGGTGAGGATTTCGAAGATCCATTAGCGACGGCAAAATTCATCGCCCTCGAAAATCTGATGGTGATGGAAGAAAACGCGCTGATCGGGGGCAATGTGACGTTCAAGATCGGCACGGCCAATACGCCGACAGGTGTAGCGTCGGGGACTGGGTCATACTCCACAGAATGTTATTGCGCAGTCGTCGCACTGACATATGCTGGCGTGGTCAACCAATCCAGCAATCCGATTGCAACTGGCATTGTCCCGACCAAGAGCATCACCACGCCTGACAGCAAGGTAATGCAGGTGAACGGCGGTTGCGGTATCGCCTCGGCCATTGCCAACTGCACACCGTCGAGCAACGTCGCCATCACGTGGACTGTCGTGCAGCAGCAGGGCGAATGTGGTTATGCTTGGTACATAGGCACCACGACCGGCGCCGGTAATATGCATCTGCAAGGCTTTACGACCGTGCCGAGCTATGTGCAGACCGGAGCCCCAACCACCACGGGCCAGTTGCTCAATGCCTGGACGAACACAACCGATTATTCCGTCAATGACGGAACGACCGGCGGTGGCGCGAACCAAGTCACGGCGTTTGATGGATTCCTGTCGCAGATTTGCACTGCAGCAGGGACACCAACGAGCAACCTTGCGACGACCAACTCCTACTGGCGGTCGCTACAAGGCGCAACGCTTACCGCAACCGGAGCTGGCGGAGTTTCCGAAATCGACTCCGTCTTGCTCAATCAGTGGACGCAGTTCAAGTCGACATGCGATTTGATCCACGTCAATGCGCAAGAGCTTCAGGACATCACCAAGAAAGTTCTGAATGCCGCAAGCGCACCTTTACTGCGGTATGAAATGACCGGAGCTGAAGGCGAGCAGGAATATGTGTTGACTGGCTCGGGCACTATCGCGTTTTACTTCAATCCCTATCTGCCAGGCGGTGGCCGTAAGATTCCGATTGTCGTACATCCGACATTGCCCCAAGGCACGATCCTGTTCCAAGGCAAGACGATCCCGCCATACTTCAAAAAGTCGAGCATGGCGAATGTTGCCGAGGTCATATGTCGCCGCGATTACTACAGCGTCGATTGGGCCGATGTGACACGCGAATACCAATTCGGCACATACTCCGAAGAAGTGCTTGCGCTTTACTTCCCACCTGCCTTCGCAATTCTCTGCGGAATCGGTGTCGGTTAAACAGGCATTTGCCCCGTAACGGCGAATATCCGCCAGCCATGCGTGATGCTGGCTGGCGGTTTTGTTTCAGGAGGATAAATGTCGTTTAATCTCACATGCCTCGCCAACCTGAAAACATGGTTGAATGTCACCACTGACACTGACGATAATTTGATGTCGGGCATGATCACCGCATTTTCGGATGTGATCATGTCGTATCTCGAACGCCCGAATTTTGCGCTGACGCAATACACCGAATATCGGAGCGGCGTCGGTAATCAGAAGATTATGCTTCGCAACTGGCCCGCCGTGTCAGTGTCCAGCGTACAGGTTAGCCCGGCCAGCTATGGATATGGCGGTAATATGTTCGGCACAAGCGGTGTTCTTTCGCCGCCCCTCGTTATCCCAGCGCAGCAATCATGGGGTCAACCAGGCTATTTCCTCGAGCCGTGGGACGGCACCGCCGCAGGACGGCCTCAAAATCTGGTGCTGTCGGGCTATACCTACCCTCGCGGGAATGCCAATATCCAAATCGTCTACAAGGCAGGATATGCGATCTCGGGCGAGGCGCAGACCATCCCATCGACACCTGGGCCATACACAGTCACCCCAAATTGCCCCACAGGGCCGTTTCTGGCCGATAATGGGCCTACCTATGCCAACGGAACGGCTTTTACGCTGGTAACCGCTCTGACGGCTGCAGGGCAATACACGCTGGCTGTGAGTGCCACAACCGGCATTGCGACCTATACATTCGATGCTGCAGATCAGGGAGTGCCGATTCTTCTTAATTACAGCTTCGTCCCAGCGTCAATCGAGCGGGCATGCATCCAGTGGACGGGCGAGCAATACAGCTACCGTGGGCGCATCGGGCAGAAAACAAAGAGCTTAGGCGGCGAAGAAACGGCATCTTATGACACGAAGGACATGCCTGACTTCATCGCGCAAATTCTGAAGCCATATGCAAAGTGGTTCCCAATATAGGATAGAAAATGCTCTCAATAACCATTACCGGCGACAAAGAGGTCATCGCCCGCTTCGACACGATGACGCAGCGTGTGCACGATGCTCTTTTCGGCACCATCACCGAGCTATCTCGCCAGATGGAGGCATCGGTCAAAGTCGATAAGCTATCTGGCCAAGTCCTCAACAAAATCACCGGACGCTTGCAGGGCTCGATCACGAGCGATGTCACGGATAACGGCAATTCAATTATAGGCCGTGTTTTCTCGCGTGCGCCGATGCCATATGCCGCGATCCACGAATTCGGCGGACAATTCAAAACACGCCTCGGCACGGGCAAAAATCCGCCAAAGAAAAACGGCAAAGCGTTCGGCACAATGCCCGAAAGATCGTTTCTCCGCTCGACACTTGCCGATTACCGTGATCGCATCATCGAAGGTATGACGGACGCTGTTAACAAGGCGGTGAAAGGATGATTAACCCAACACGCGAGCAAGTTGCCGTTGCAATATTCAATCTGGTTTCCAGCGTTGCCGGAATTGTCTATTCCTCGCGCCGCCCGCAGGAATTTTCTGCCGTGCCAATCGCTCAAATGCCCGCGCTTTACATGGGGAATATGCTTGAGGAATACAAATATCTGCACGGCACGGCATCCCCCGCCATTATCACCCTGACTTATGATTTCTGGATTTACGTGAATGTGCAAGACCCAAACCTGATCCCCGATACAATCATCAATAATTTGCTGGACGCAGTCGAGGCCGCACTTGCCCCCGTACCATACGGATCGCCCGGTGCCGTGCAGACATTGGGTTTGGCAGGAGTCAACCACGCGTGGATGGAAGACCTGGTCTTTCGCGCACCTGGCTATCTCGACGGACAGGGGCAAGTGCGCTTCACCGTGAAAGTTTTGGTTCCCCAATAAATCCTTGTACCCCAGTGGAGTTTGAAGTAAATTAACCCCAACCTATGGAGAAATGATCATGACGACACCTCTACAGATTCAATTCGGCACAGGCGTACTAACTGCCGTCCGGAACGACATTTCGAATCCAACCCCTGTCCAACTTGGCATCCTTCAGGACATGGATTTCGATTTCAGTTTCACTGTCAAGAATCTGATGGGCCAATACCAACTCGCCGTTGACGTTGCCCGTGGTGCGCAGAAGCTGACCGGCAAGTTCAAATTCGCCCGCGTTTATTCTGGCCTCTATGATCTGTTCTTCGGCCAAGGCGTCACGGCAGCGGCGGGCAATCAGATATACGTGAATGAGGCGCACACCGTTCCTGCGTCGAGCACCTATACCGTCACAGCGACCAACCACACCAGCGGCATCACTGATCTTGGCGTGTTTTATGGGACTGGCGGCACGAGTCCGGGTGTGCAATTGACAAACGTGGCGAGCTTGACGGCGGCGGGGCAATACAGCGTTGTACCATCGACGGGCGTCTATACCTTCGATAGCGCCGATGCCTCGCAGCCCATGTTGCTCAACTACGCCAATGCCGTTACTAGCCTGAATGAACTCGTCCTTACCAATCAGCTTATGGGTTCTGGCTCGACGTTCAGCCTCTACATGCACGCGACGTACAGAGGAAATTACGTCAACTTCATTCTCAATCAGGCGACGACCTCTAAACTATCGAACCCATTCAAGAATCAGGATCATTTGATCGGCGAGATTGATGTTGAAATCTTCGCCGACAGCAGCAATAACATCGGCAACATGAGCTTCACACAGTAATGTCAGACCCCATCATCACGCTCGCCGGAAAAGAATACGCCGTGCCGCCGCTTGTGCCGCGCCAACTGCGTCATGTCATCCCGCGCATCAATGAGCTTCGCCCCCTAATCGGCACTGAAAGAAAAATCAATCTTGAGGACTATCCGAAATTCCTTGAGAACATCCTGCCGTTGATTTACTGGGGCGCGATCTGGCCGAACGACAAGAAAGCCTCTGAGGAATCTATCGAGGACATTCCCGTCACGAACAAAGAGCTTTTCAACGCAATCACCGTGATTATCAAGCAGACTGGATTATTCATGGCGGCGCCGGAGGGTGCCACGCCGGGGGAAGCCAGCGCGGAAGCGCCAATCCCGACGACATAGACTGGGATTTAATCGTCGCCGAATTTTCATATTGCCTTGGCCAGCCATACGACCAGGTCGATTGCACCCTTACTGTCGCCCAGATGTGTGCTTATCGCCGCTACTGGAAAATTGCCCCACCCACGCATATAATTGCCGCTGGCTTCGCGGGATACAAACCACCCGATGACGCATTCCTGCCGTCAAGCAAGCCACGTGCAAATGGTCTAGAGCGCGGGATAGAAAAACTTGCTATGCTGATGGGCGTGCCACTGCCGCCTGAAAGGAAAACCGATGTCTGATAGCGAAGTAGAGGTCCGCTTCGGCGCTGATGCTTCTGGCGTCAAGGAGGGTGCTGAACAGGCAAAAGAGAGCATCGGCGGCATTGCTGAATCCGCCAATGATCTCAAAGAAAATATCGAGATGCTGGCCGAAGCGTTTGTCGCTGTTTTCGCCGTTGATAAGCTCGAAGAATTTACAGAGCACATGGCCGAGCTTGGCGCACAGATCGAACACACCTCGGCGATCACGGGATTATCTACAGATCAGGTGCAACAGTTCAATAATCTCGTCACTGGGACAGGCGGATCAATCGACACGGCTTCGGTGGCGCTTACACGCTTAAACAGAAATATATCAGAAGCCGCCAGCGGGCAATTGCCACTCGCTGTTGACGCTTTTCAAAGACTTGGCGTAAGCCAGAAAGAATTAGAGAACGGCAACTTAAACGAAATCATGCAGACGATGGCGAACACGCTGCACAACACGGCAGATGGCGCAAACAAAACTCAAGCCATGTACGCAGCCGTCGGTCGTTCTGGGGCGCAACTCATCCCAATCTTTGATCTCGGGGCGGAAGGCATGGCGCGTTGGAATGCCTTGATGCAGGAGACTGGCGCAAATATGGGATCTGATCTTTCTGATAATTTGGAAAGGCTCGATCAAGCGCTCGTTCTGAATAGGGCATCATCGCAAGGGGTTGCGAATTCTTTTATGACGGTGTTACTGCCGTCGATCAATGCGGCTGTCATCGGCATCACGCAGATGCGCGAAGAATTCTCTCAGTCGATTGCTAGTGGCGGACTTCTAGCAGATATAATCAGCGGACTCGGCGATGTTCTTGATGGCGTGGTTGCCGCAATAAAAACCCTTGTCGCAACGTTTCAGTCTCTATGGGAAATTGGGAGGGGGACGATCAATGCACTCGTGGACATAACCATAGGTTGGGGCAAAGCCATCTATGATGTTGCCCACGGAAAATTAGGGGCTGCAATTGCAGATTTCGGAACGTGGGGCAAAAAAGCAACGGATGATTTCAATAAGGGATTATCTGATGCAGATGCCACAGCCGCGAAACTCGCCAAAGACCTCAAGGCAATGATGGATGCATCTCTTGGAAAGAAAGTCGGCATCGGCGCTGGCAAAGGCAACAAAGACAATCCATTTTCTCCACCAGAAACTAAGGACACAAGCAAGGACGACGAATCTCAACAGCGTCAATTATTGGCCGAGAAGTACGATACAAAAAAAGAATACGATGCTCTTGAAGTGCAATCTGGACAGATGTCGCATCAACAGGAATTCGCTGATCTTCAAAAGGCTTTGGCGGATGAACAGGCACTTGTTGACGAATCTTTCAACCGGCAAATGGCGCAATATGATGAAGACTCAGCTGAGTACCAAAAGCTTCAGGATCAAAAACAACTTGCCGACATGAAATTCAACATCGAGCATATGAAGCTTGATCTGGAGTTGCAAAAAGAAGACGCAAAAACATGGACTGAAGTAACAAATATCATAAATAAAAGTTTCGACAGTATGCTCACAGGTGTGTTGCAAGGTACGCAGACTATTGGCGAGGCTTTTCAAAAAATGGCTCAAAATATGGTAATTGCTTTTATTGAGGCAGTTGCAAAAATGCTCGTTCAATGGGCTGCATTTCAAGCGGCGACAGCGCTAGGAATACCAGGAATAAAAAATCCTTTCGGGGAGTCAGGATTTATTGGTGGACTTCTATCATTCGATGTTGGAACTCCTTATGTGCCCAACGATATGGTTGCACAGATTCATCAAGGAGAACGCATCATCCCAGCCGAACAGAATGCGGCTATAAATAGAGGAGAGGCATCAATTGGTGGAGGTGGTGGCTCACATGCGCACTTCCACTTCCACGGCGATTCGCAGTCCATGCAATCTCTCATGAAGCGCAACAGCGGTGCTATCGCAAAAGGCGTGGCGGCTGCAGCGCGTGGGAACAGCGGCGCACTTCGATCAGCCATGCGGAGGATGTAAATGGCTTTATCTGTTTTCCCAACGCTGATCGGACTTGGATATCCGGTTATAAAAACTAACGAGACAAAAACACGCGCTATGGAGGCAACAAGTGGTGTCGAATACCGTGCGCAGCAATGGTCTTAT